CCGAACTGAAATCAATGGATCACGAGCTGAAAACTACGCTTCAAGTCGGCGACGACGAGCGCGGCGGCTACCTTGTGACTCCCGAAATCGGTACGCTGATTGACACCCTGCAACAGGAAATTTCTCCTATGCGCAGTCTGGTCAACGTTATCCAGATTATGAAGGGCGACGCACTCGAAGCGCCGACCATCGTTAAGAAGGATGCCGGGGCAACACGCCGAAGCGAATTGACAACCAGCACGGACGCAAGCGACATCAAGTTTGGAAACAAGCGGATTGCCGTAACGTGGCTCGACGCTGTTGTTCCTGCTTCTGTACAGGCACTTGACGACATTGGCGGATTGGAAACCATGCTGGCACAGTTTGCGGCCGAAGACTTCACCATTACCGAAGGCGCTGAGATGATCAACGGCAACGGAGTCGGACAAGCTCGCGGTATCTTGGATGTTGGATCCACCGTCATTTCGGAAGTCAATTCCGGCGCGGCTGCTACATTCACCACCACCGGACTGCTTAGTCTTGTCGGTGCGCTGAAACCTGCGTATCGTGGGGGAGCGTCCTTCATCGCTAACCGTTCCTCGATCTTCACTTACCTCTTTGGTTTGAAAGATTCGGACGGACAGCACTATCTTGTGCCGGACTTCCGCAACGGATTCAGCTTTAACTTGCTTGGATTCCCGCTGATCGAAGAGCCGAATATGCCTGACACCGCCGCCACCGCCACACCGCTGGCGTTTGGTAACTTCCGCCGCGCCTATAATTGGGTTGAGCGCAAGCAGTTGAGCCTGTTCGTCGATCCTTACACCGCTCGCCCTGTGACCAAGTATATCTGGTCTAAGCGTTCTGGTGGCGATGTGGTCGTACCGGAAGCCCTCAAGATCCAAGTAATCGGAGCATAAAGGAGAAATACCATGAGAGATCTGAGAAATAACATTGCGTCAGTAGTAGGAATCGGAAACGCGACCCTCGCCACTGACAACACGCCCGCCGCCATTGACCTTCGCGGGTTTGATGCTTGTGCGGTAGAATTCGCCGTTGGCGTTGGTGGCATTACGTTCACCGGCACCAATAAAGTCGAGTTCCTTCTGACCGACAGCGCCGACGACAGCACCTATGCCGCCGTTGAACTGGCAGACGTTGATCTGACCGAATCCAATATCAGCGCCGTTGGCACTGGTGGAATCGTGTACAGCCTTATCCTCGCACACGCGGCGGCCACGGTTGTCAATATCGGATACACCGGCGGGAAACGGTATCTGAAAGTCCTCGCTGATTTCAGTGGAACGCATGGAACCGGAACGCCGATTGGTGTCCAGGTTATCAAGGCACTTCCGCATGACGCGCCGACAGCATAAAGAATCTGCCTTCGGGTAGACTCAAGCCGGGGCGGGATTAGTTAAAACCGCCCGCCCCGATTTACTTTAAAAAGGAGATGGCACATATGAAACTGAAAGCACTTATCTCAATGCGAATCGCAGTTGATGGAATCGGATACGATGTAAAGACCCCGGCAGTTGGTGAAGAGTTTGAGGCAACTGAGCGGGTTGGATTGTCATTGATTGAATGCGGTACTGCCGTTGCAGCAGAAACGGAAACCGTAGACGCTGAAAACGAGATCATCGAGAAGGCGCAAGCCGCCGCACCTGAAAACAAAAAGCTTCCGTCCGCGCCAAAGAACAAGGCAAGAAGGAAAAAGGGGAACAAATAGACCATGCGAACATCATGGCTCCATCTAGAAAAGACAGGAAACGACCCACGAGTGCGGGTAGAGCGAGGGCGGTTTGATTACTCGCTCGTCACCGCACCTGCGATGGAGCCTGTCACGCTTGCCGAGGCAAAGCTGTTTGCACGGATTGACCCATCTGGCGACGCCGCTACAGATACGGCAACTGACGCGCTTATTGAATCGCTTATTACGTCCGCACGGCAGAGCATTGAGGGACAGACCCGGCGTGCACTCATTTCCCAAACGTGGAAAGCCACTCTGGACTTTATCCCGAATGCCGCCGAATACGATCTAATGCCGCGCCCACTGATTGATGTCACAAGCATCAAGGCATACAACGAGGACGGCACATCAACGGAGATGAACGTCTCCACGGATTTGATATTGGATACGGCCAACGCGACGATAGGCGTTAAATCTACCGCCGCCACTCTTGACAGCGACCGGCGCACCAAAGTATTCGAGATCGTCTACACCGCTGGCTATGGAACGACCGCCGCCGATGTGCCGGAATGGGCAAAACTTGCCATCAAGCAACTGGTTTCGAGCTGGTATGAAAATCGGGAGTCCGAAGTTGTCGGCACGATTGTTTCAAAAATCCCGTTTGTCACGCAGATGATCATCGACACGAACACAGTAATCGAGGTTTAAGCAATGCCGCGAATCGGTGAACTACGCAAAAGAGTTGTCATAAAGAGCCGGGCCGATCAGGAAAGCGGGCTTTATAGCGGGGTATCGACGCGCGAAACTGTCACAACTATCTGGGCAAAGATTGCAAACGTGTCTGGAACCTCGCAGATTGACAGCCGGAACGCAGGGACCGGAATCACTCACCGCATCTGGATACGCTGGCGGTTCGGGGTCACCACGCAGAACGAGATTCTTTATACCGACCGCACCGGGGAAACATTCCGCTATGCGATCCAGACCGTGCAGATAGAGAACGACGAGCGCAACCGGTTCCTTGTGCTGGACTGCTTGCAGATGGCCGAAGAAACCACGCTTGATAATCCTTCGCCGGAGCTTGTTGAGGTGACTCCAGAAACAATCCAGCTAACAGGAACAGGGCTTGAGATAGACGATATTGATATTCCACGAACAGGAGATGCGAACGGGAAACCTAGCTACCTATACACTGCTGGATTTATTGTTGTCGTTGCATGGGATAGCGATAATTCGCAATGGGTCATAAGCTATATAAAAAATTTGCCGCCGGTAGATTGGTGGATAAATCCTTCAACAGATGATGACGTTCCGAAGACGGGGTGGTCTATCGGGCAGACGATTGGGTCTCCAGCACCTACGGTGGTGTATTAAAATGGCAACGAAAGTTTTAGATACGAAGATTGACATTAGCGGAGTTCAGAAGATGGCAAAGCAGGTTGCTAATGCCGCGAAAACCACCGACAACATGATCAGCCTTGCCATTAAGAAAAGCGCAATCCTGATTGATGCCAAATCGAAAGAGAAGATCCAGAAGGGAACACCTACCGGGCGAACCTATAAGCGTCGAAGCGTGACACACCGCGCCAGCTCGCCGGGGGATTCCCCGGTTACCGACACCGGGCGGCTCGTATCATCTATCCGTTTCGTTATGCCGGGCAGGATGTCTGCCGAGGTTGGATCACTCGCCAATATTGCGAAGTACGGAAACATGCTCGAAGAAGGGACATCCAGAATGGCGGCGCGGCCTTGGCTAGAGCCAACGCTAAAAGAGAACGCCGGCCAGATCAGCAATTTAATCACCGCCGCTATTAAGCACGGGGGACTTGCCACATGAGCCTAACCTACACAGCCGGGCCGAGATTTATACGACCGTCCGAAGTTATTGAGCGCCTTCGCGCAACGCGGACAATCGTAAGCCTCGCGGAATCTGACTTCCATATTCTTGGGTGCGGAGAATTCATCAAGGCTACCGAGAGTGGGAAATTCATTCAGAATGCGGACGTCGCGCTCTATGTCCTATGCGGCAATTCCTCCAGCTCGCTCATAACGGACGCAGGGCTTGGTTCTAACGAGGTTACGCACACGATTGATGTTGTGCTATACATCCGCTCAAGAGACAACCGAGCGCAGTACAGCGACCAATTGAGTGTATGGTTCAAAGAGTTTTTGACCCGCTCGCTAATCGGATACGAAAACGGTTCCGGCCAGCCCCTAACTTTCGGCGGAGATTCGTTCAACAATACGGAGAACGTAGCGGCATACACTCGCACGTTCCAGTTCAGCCAGCGCGTATTCATCGAAGGCGAAGACCTGATAGGTGACGGAAGCGCGGACGACTTGGAAGATTTCACCACGATATTCAATACGATCAATGCAACCGCGCCGGACTTCGACGAAACAACGCCGGCCGCAGAGCAAACGGTTACGGTTCAAGGAATTTAAATTGACAGCACCGCGCCACGGTGCAACCATTCAAATCAGGAGCGCAAATATGCCAAAGAAAATCAGAGTAAAACCAGCCGCCGGACTCACAGTTCCGCACCCCGAAACGGGCGCACCAATGCGCGAATGTACCACGGCGCGCACCCCGGCCATCATCCGCTATATTAAATGCGGCGATCTTGTCGTCGTTACCACCCCGCCGAAAAAGAAAACAGCCCCGAAAAAGGAGACTAAATAATGTCTGCAAACCTCGCATCTTCAATTCTTGTCCCTGGTGTATTTGTCACCATCGACAACTCGCTTGCCAACACCTCGCTTGGTGAGGCATTCAAAACCGTTATCATCGGGCAGAGCCTTGCCGCCGGAACCGCAACGGACGAAACGCTCGTTCAGGTGTTCAGCGCTCCCGACGCATCGGAAAAGTTCGGTGTTGGTTCGATCCTTGCAAATATGTTTTCCGAGTGGTTTAAAAACAACACTGTAGGCGAGGTCTACGGGG